ACACTTGCATCAATTTGTGCAAGACGTGCGCCTAATTGACCACGTACATCTGCAGCAGCAAACCTTTCATCAGCATTGATGTCACTGATGCGAAGCTTGTCACGTGATGATGTACGACCAAAGTTGCCATATGTATCCATCATGAATGCGCGTCTGCCTGCTCTGTTATCACCTTCCATAGCTGCATTACCTGCACCTACAGCTTGCAATAACTGAGCTTGTCTATCGCTGCGATCAAAAGCTAATGAAGTGAGCTGTCGATCTCTATTGATGGCTCCACCAAGCCAGGCTCGGTTAGCAGCATCTGTAGCGAACTGTTTATTCTGAGCAGCCTGGCGCTGTCTGACTCTATCTACAATGTCAGCAAGAGCATTCTGCCTGTCAATACCTTCATTGGTACGACGTACTTCTCGTTGCTGTTTTCTACGTTGAAACTTTAGTTGTTCACGTTGTTGACGCTCTTGTTGTTCTCTGCCGGACATATCGCCAAAGAAACCTAGACCAGCTTGAGCACCAGCAAACACCAGTTCTGGCGGAATGTATACCATTTAACCCCTCCTGTAAAAACGTTGGTTCAGCTTTCCTTCCCAGTCCAAACCAAGTAGGGATACGGGGAACGGCGTATTGCCGATGATCCGAATAGCAAGGTTCTCGTTGCGTTGGAAAATAGGAACAACGTGAGTAGAGCTTGCTTGCATGTTTACGTTGTTTAGTTGGTATTGATTAGGCTGGGTAACACTTACGGTGTTAGTCCAGTCATTCAGACCAGTGATGGAGATCTTGTAATCCACAGGACCACTTAGACCAGTCTTAACTTTAAGTCGATGGATGATCAGACTTGATACATCATCGTTAGTTACTTGGTTATTATTTACGCTGTATCTGTATAGCTTAGGTAGGTCAACAGTCATCTCATAGTCAAAACCAATGACCATATTGATACCTCTATAGTCACTAGGAATATCTACATATTGAGCACCTGCTGAGCCAGCGATAGTACCTGCTATAACAGCACCAAAGTTGCTCAACACAACCACACTGAATGTCTTACCAGTTACATTGTCAAAAGGTAAGAAAATACGAGTGGTATCAGTAGCAGAGTCATAGGTGCGATGCGGGTTTGTTTCGAACAAGTCCAGGCACACATCAGTCTTCTCTCCAGTAGGCAGAGTCAAGAAACCCTGCTCACTAGATTGAGTCATGTCGAAAGATTGCACATACACATCTGTCCCGTTGGCAACAACTGCATACCAGGTGCTGCTGTCAAAGAACTGAGTCAGCAGGGTGCCAGTAAGCTCCCACTTGTACCAAGAGTTGACCAGCCGTTTATCTCTTGACTCTGCAAGGAAACGATATTGGTAAATTGTTGATGTACCGATCTGCCCAAGAGAAACGATTGAAAGCGCTGGTGAAGCCACCATGCTGTCAATAGCTGCAGGAATCAATTCGGGCACCGTAGCGGTCACGTCAGCCATCAATGGTGGCTGTTCTGATGAGATATCGTTTAACTCAAACAGACGTGTATACAGAGGTGTTTTTGAAACAAACGCTTGTGATGTACCTAGACTGACAGACTCAACATTTGCATCGGCTTCGTAACCACTAAGTGTATTAACCTTGGCACTACGGGGTGACAAGATATCAGAGTCAGTAGATAACAGGAGCTGTTCCGTAGTTGAGTACAGTACAAGACCGACAGCCGTGGGTTCCACATAGTTGAGGAACACAGGCTTCTTACCTGCTGCTGAAATATCTACAGGGTCATCGTTAGTAGCAGTCTGTGCTGATGTATTCCAGAAGTTGAAGAGATCACCAGCTTTACTAAGGACTACATTTTGACCAGACAGAAAACCCATACGGTTCCGATAAAAGAACACGTGTGAGATTTCGTTGTCTACAAAACTTGGCGTAGGGTTAGTATTCTCATCACCTACGATTCGGTCATTCCAGTTAACAACACCAAAAGCAAAGGTTCCATCTGCCTGCCGCACCAGCTGATGAGGCATAGTTAGCTCATCAAATTCATATGTAATACCAGGCTCTGTAGTCTCTTCCCACTGACCAGTGCCGAACGTGCCACCACCATCAGTAGTGAACTTGACATACATGTCATCGATATCAATGTCTTCAGCATTAACAACTTTGACTACATATCCGTTTTTACTTTGAAGCGGCAGACGTGCAATGTTTCCAATAGTATCTGTTATTGCAAAGATTGCAGACTCTGCAGCGCCACCACGTGTTTCTACAGTGAAAGGATTAGCGCTAGTAATATACACACTAGCACCCACTTGTGTTGCCGTAAAATTAGCATTAGCAGTGATAGCAGTTGCCAAAGCATCTGCAATACTGTCAGCACTTGCACCAGAAGATGACGATGTAGTGGCAAACGGTAATGTTGCTTGACCGTCAGGCGTGAGTAATACTTCATAATTAGTAGAGTTACTCGCAATGTTGATGACTACCTGTGCACGGTTTGCATCCAAGCCAGTAGCATGGGTAGTATTTGCAGTCATTTGTACTGTCTTCTTTTTGTTCAGTACAAACGTGTAATCATTAATAGTTAGTAGTTCAATATCTTCTGAAGTAGCGCCTGCCAGGTAAGCAGTAGTTGCAATTGTTGCAATAGCACAATCTGTATACTGTGCATCTAGAACTGTCTTAGAAGCTGCTTCATTAGCTACAGCAGTGTCATAAGCAGTTTTGGCAGTATCATAATCTGGCTGTGCACCAGTGTTTGGAGTTACCGTATCGTCTAACAGTACCGGACTATTTGTTGCAGCTGTAGTTTTCTCAGCTTCATATACACGAAAACCGGTGCTAGCAATCAGCGGATGCTCACTGGTTCGCTCAGTACTTAGTGCATAGTTGGCTGGAAGTGTGGTTGCTACAGAAACTACTGTGCCATTATCTTTTACAGTAAGGACACCATCAGCATTTTCTGCAATGCCGCTGTGCAATTGCTCAACAACATTGGTGTTGTAGTTATAACGGAACTCAAACAGGCTCTCTGTCGTTGCATATTGTGCAGCGATGGCTTGTGACAGAGTTACCTCTGCAGCCTGAAGTGCTGTAAAAGCAGTGGCAGTGGCAGCAACTTTTGTGTTGTAGTCGTTAGCTTTGGTGAGTTGATCAGCAATCAAACAAGTATCAGCAGTGCTGCCTTGAGCCGCACCCATGTCCACAGCACGAACATCTCCGTCTGCAAGGTCCCAAACATGAAAGCGATTATTGACATATTGGACAATGTATTTTTCATTAGTGTCCCGTAGGATTGGGAACCATTTACCACTACTTACTGCGTTCGGTAGGTTCGCAACAAACTTGCCTCCCGGTCGTTTAAGTAGACCTAGAGCAAAGTCAGGGAATGCGTTGACTGCATCCTTAAGTTGTCCAGGACGCTTCCTACTATCAGGTTGTTGCGAGATGCCAGATAGGAGGTTAGGAATAGATTGGGAGACTGTACTCATTGCCTAGAAAGAGCTTGAAAAGGTTGATAGCTTGTGTAGTAATTAGCTCCATCACGGAAACCGAACATGGAGTAATCACCTTGTTGACACTCTTCCTCAATTGCAGCTGCTTTGGTGGTAGCTTCCTGTTCTTGTAGAAGTTGGTTGAGTTGTGCATCACCCACCATCTTGGTTGCACACATACGTGCAGCTTTAGCAGTGATGTACTGCTGGATAGCGGGAGGCAGGTCTTGATAGTCAAAGAACCAAAGCACGTCAGCTTTGATGTTCTCGTCGAATGTATAGCTGTGCTTGTACTTGTCGTAGAGCTTGCCGCTACGTTTTACTAGATCATATTGATCTCGGTGATACTGGACATTGGCATCTAATGCCAGTGCAGTAGGAGGATATGCAATCTCATTTGTATTGGAGTCACGAACTAACTCGTAGTTATGTTCAGTATTGAATGACCACCCTTCAAGTTGAACCTGTTTGCTTTGTTCACGCAGAGTGCTGACAGCAATAGAGACTTCAGGGTTTTGCAGATCCAGAGTGGTGACAGGAGCCTGTCCCACACTGCTAAGTATTTGATTTACAGCATCCAGTTCGGTGGACACAGCATATGTAGGAAAAGGCATATCTGTCAAAGAATAAAAAAAAGGGACTCCGAAGAGTCCCCGTGTATTGATACGAATATCAGGAAATGGTTGCAGGCTTGGTGGTAGTACCAGCAAACAGCTCAACTGCACAGGCAGGGTTCAGAGAACCAGCACCCATGGCCAGACGGCCAAGGATCACGTCGCCTTGGTAGATGACGGAAACGTCGCCACTGGTGACTTGCACCTGAGGAGCGATGGCTTCCACAACACCACAAGCTTCGCGCTGGAAGATCAGACCGCAGCTGTTAGCGAACTCAGTCTCTTCGCCATACTCGTTCTGAATACCGGTAACGTCGTTAGCGGCATCTTCAATAGTAGGAGACACGAAAGAACCAGTGTTGCCAGGATCAACCACGTTGGTGTCAACAGCAGCGCTGTCACCAGAGGAAGGTTGATACTTAGTACCGTAGCGGCTAGCAAACGGAATGTTCATGGACTTGAAGATCTTGATACCAGCAATCTCTACAACGCCTTCACCAGACTGCTTAGCAGTACCTTGAACGTCGCGGTTGATCAGTGCGTTGTTGCCAACTTCACGGACCAACGCATAGTACTGGCGAGGGTTGAGGACACCCACACGCCCGTCAGAGCTGACTCCTTTTTCATCCATTGCAGCTGCAGCATCGAAGAATGCATCGACGAGGTTGCTAGCGTTCAAGGAATCGTTGAAGTCAGAACCGGCGCCAACCTGGATCTGAGTACCACCGGGCTCAACGAAGTTAGCCTTGGTGATAGGAGATGCTTCACGTGCAGCTTTGGTGACAGCACGGAAGATCAAACGGTCATACTTTTCGGCCAGTGCATAGCCGATCTTGCGGGAGATTTCCGAACGCAAGTCGTAATGTGAGAGTACTTCGTCCAATTCATAGACGAATGCACTGGAGATAAGGAGATCATCGCAAGTGATGGTCTTCTCGTTCACCGGAGGTGCACCATCAGTGTTACCGAGGATGCTGTTACCAGGAGTATGGTATTCAGCAGTCGTGCGACCAGTGAAGATAAACTGAAGAGATTTGCCGTTCTTCAGGGTACGGCGCATAACCAGATCACGAGCAATCGTGTTGTTCTGGAAACCTTTAAACATCTCACCGCTAAAAAGCTTGAGATACAGAGCACGGGCGTCACCCGCACTGTTAGCCTGTCCTGGCCGTGTAAGATCGGCCAACGGCTCGTTACTATTTTGTTGTGCCATTGTAAGAGAATAAAAGTGTTGTTTACTCTCTGAACGTTCAGATTTTTTTAGTCAAAATTTTGTGGTCTATCCCACCGTCTAGACGGCAAAGGGTATCCGCGTACGGGCCGATGCCAATGCAAGGGAGGTCCGACTCTGAGGTGCCTCCCAAGCTGTTTACATAAGACCTTTGACGCAACGCTTTTCAGCGCGGCACTGGGCTTTTACATCACCACAATGTCCACAGCGCTTGAAGGGTTTGTTGTCGTCGAAGCCAAAGTTAACAGGAGTAGCTGTAGTCTTTTTGGACTGATGACGTGCACGCGTAGGTGCAGCTTTTTTAGCTATAGGTTTTACAGGCTTACTTGCCATTATTACTTAGCGGAATTTTTGAGATAAGTAACGCCGCGATACTTCAGCTTGGCTTGCTTGACAGCAGCCTGTTGCTCTTTAACGCGAGCTTGCAGTTCAACGTTAGGCATTGAAATACTCCGAAGTACCTGATCCCCGTTCCATGATCAGGCGTCATGCGTCCTGCTGGTATGTCTCTTCTAGAACACACTTGTATAGCATGTTCTTCAAATACAGAAGAGCTTGCTGCTCAAATGCATCACCACCAGACCAGTTCTTGTGATGTAGATCTACTGATTTATAGATTAACTTGAGAGCTTCTGGTGGTAGTTCCAATTGATAGACATTTTCCATAAGGATGAACGTACGTTACTTAGAATTTGTACTTAACGCCGGTCTTAGCACCAACGCCGAGACCTTCAATCTCCAAACCTTCAGACGTGATAGCAGAGACTTCGCCGTAAACGGAGAGCTTCTTAGTCACATCGACACCGAGACCGACTTTGCCAGAGGCAGCGCCGACTTGCTCAGCATCATCCGGAAAGCTGGCCGCTGGCCCTCCCTGGATATACCAGCTTGCGCTGTCACCCAGAGCGTTCTCGTAGCCCACGTGAGTCTCCAGCAGAGCACCTTGATAGTCCTCACCAGCCCAGCCTTGGTTGGCTTCGACATTCAGGTAAGGACCTGCCATAGCAGGCAGTGCAAAAGAAGACAGCGCGAGAGTGGAAAGAGCGATTTTGTTAAACATAATTTTATGCGATTTTTAGTTTAGAATTCTTTTTCTTAGAAGCTTGTTTTTGAAAAGCATTTACGCTTTTCCCATATTTCTTATCTTCCCGATCAGCTTTCTCTCGGGCTTTCTTCATTGAATCGTAGTAACCATGTACTTGACCAGTTACTCCGTTCCATACCTTCCATGGTCCAGGCATTATTTTTTACCTCCTTTTTTAGGAGGACGTCCTTTTTGGGTACCGTAAGTACCTTTACCTTTAGGCATAGATCTTCTCCTCTGTAGTTGCTAAGTCGAGTGGGAAGTTATGAGCATTACGCTCGTGCATCACTTCCATGCCGAGACCAGCTCGGTTCAGGATGTCAGCCCAGGTGTTGATGACTCTGCCATCCGCAGCCTGGATAGATTGGTTAAAGTTAAAGCCGTTCAGATTGAACGCCATGGTGCTTACGCCGAGTGCAGTAAACCAGATACCCACCACAGGCCAAGCAGCCAAGAAAAAGTGAAGACTACGTGAGTTGTTAAAAGATGCATATTGGAAGATCAAACGTCCGAAGTAACCATGAGCTGCAACGATGTTATAAGTCTCTTCCTCTTGTCCAAACTTGTAGCCATAGTTCTGGCTCATGTCTTCAGTCGTCTCACGCACCAACGAACTGGTAACAAGAGAGCCGTGCATAGCAGAGAACAGAGAACCACCAAAGACACCAGCCACTCCCAACATGTGGAAGGGGTGCATAAGGATGTTGTGTTCTGCTTGGAAGACAAGCATATAGTTGAAGGTACCTGAAATACCAAGTGGCATACCGTCAGAGAAGGATCCTTGACCGAAGGGGTACACCAGGAATACGGCCGTAGCCGCAGCAACAGGTGCTGAATATGCGACAAAGATCCAAGGCCTCATACCTAATCGATAACTAAGTTCCCATTCGCGTCCCATG